TAGTATTGAAGAAGGAGTTTGGTGATGTGGTTGTTCAGAATTTTCGCACGAAGAAGGAAGCAGAAGACGAACTGCGAAACAGAACCGGACTCGTTCGGCATCTTACCCGCAGAACTGCAAGAGGAGTTTATAAAATTCAAAAGGGATAAAGACATGGAAGTTCTTATTGAAGTCTACAAGCCAAAAGCACGAGGCAAGATGGAGACATCCTTCAAGGCAGCATGGCGTGGTCTTGAAAGGGTGGATCAAATAGAAACATTAATATCACTGGAGAGGGAGTTAGCCGCACAACGAAAAGAAATATCTTCTGAACTGTATAAAAACAGCAAAGGTAAATGGTAAACTTAATTGAGTCTTAGTAGTAGAGTTTCTACGAAACTACTAAGACTCAATTAATTTGGAGAAGTTTATGGAAAACAAAACGCACCAACCCTGTCCCGACTGTGGCTCGTCAGATGCACTGGCGTACTATGATTGGGGTACGAAATGTTTTAGCTGCGATGAAGCAAAACCTTACAAGAATGGAAACCAAATGCAACACACACCCGCACCAAAGAAGATCGTAAACATGAACCAGAAACCCAAGAACTTTATTGTTTCTGATATCCCTGATCGTAAGATCACCACGGAAACATGTAAGCGTTATGGTGTATCGGTTGCCAAGGATGGCAACATGATCACCGAACACATGTATAAGTATTATGACAAGGACAGCAACCACATCGGCACAAAGTTCCGCCGCACCAGCGACAAGCAGTTCTGGTCAGAGGGTAATCTGTCCGAGGCGGGGCTGTTTGGTCAGAACGTCTTCGGTCAGACAGGTAAGTTCATTACCGTATGCGAGGGCGAGCTTGATGCCATGAGCGCATACCAACTTCTTGGATCGAAGTGGCCGGTGGTATCCATCAAGAATGGCGCACAGTCTGCGCTGAAGAACTGCCGTCAGGCGTTGGACTATCTCAATAAGTTCGACACCGTGGTTCTCTGCTTTGATAATGACCAGCAAGGTAAGGATGCACAACAGGCCGTGGCAAAACTGTTTGAGCCTAACAAGTGTAAGATTATGAACCTTGAACTCAAGGATGCCAACGAGTATCTGAAGATCGGTCAGCGTGAGAAGTTTGTACAGACATGGTGGAACGCACAGACCTACACACCAGCAGGTATTATTAACCTTGCTGACCTTGGCCGCAGCCTGTACGAGGAGACGCACAACCAGACCTGTCCGTATCCGTGGCCGAAGCTGAACGAGAAGACTTATGGTATGCGTACCGGAGAACTCCTTACGTTCACCTCTGGCGCAGGGATGGGCAAGTCCAGCATCATGCGTGAACTAATGTATCACCTGATGCACAATACTGAGGAGAACATTGGCGTCCTTGCTATGGAGGAGAACACCAAGCAGACCGCATTCAACCTGATGAGTGTGGAGGCTAACGCAAGGTTATATATCAAGGAGATTCGTGACCAGTACACGCAAGAGCAGCTTGACGATTGGCAAGAAAAGACGCTTGGCAGTGGCAGGTTCTATGTGTTTGATCACTTCGGCAGCATGGACAACGATGAGATTCTTAATCGTGTACGGTACATGGCAAAGGCTCTCAATACCAAGTGGATTATTCTTGATCACCTTTCCATACTTGTGTCCGGTCAGGAGGACAACGGTGACGAACGTAAGTCTATTGATATCCTGATGACCAAGCTACGCTCTCTGGTTGAGGAGACACAGATTGGTTTGCTTCTTGTATCACACCTTCGTCGCCCCGCTGGTGATCGTGGACATGAAGATGGCCGTGAGATTACTCTATCACACCTGCGTGGGTCTGCATCTATTGCACACCTGTCGGATGCTGTGCTTGCTCTGGAGCGTAACCAACAGGCAGAGGACGAGGTAGAGGCAAACACCACCACCGTTCGCATTCTCAAGAACAGGTACACTGGTGAGACAGGTATTGCTTGTTACTTGCATTACGATTCCAACACTGGTAGGATGACACAGGTAGATAACCCCTTCATGGAGGACGAAGATGACAGTTAGAAAAACTTTTGACAGGGCATTGTATGATGTAGCCGACAAGGCTGCAAAGGATGCTATGGTCACATGGCTAAAGGATAATGATCATACTCATATAGATACTAATGAGACAACTTACTTTGATATTGTTAGCACCGTTGGTCCTGACCTGCCTCGTCACCTCTATGAGGTAGAGGTAAAGTATTCTTGGCGAACACCGTGGCCGGATACATGGAAGGAGATACGAATACCGTATCGAAAGAAAAGACTTCTTGACAAATGGAAGGAAGAATGTGATAATGATCTACTTACATTCGTGGTCTTCCGTAATGACTGCACTCAGGCATGGTTCATGGACGGTGATACTGTGTTTAATGCAGAGGTGAGGGAAGCATCCAACCGTAACATCAGAAAGGGCGAACAATTCTTTCACATTCCAATGTCAGATGCATACCTAGTGGATATGAAAAATGAAAGCAGTAGTGGACATAGAGACTGATGCTATCAATGCAAAGAAAATACATTGCATAGTAGCGCAACATTATCAAACAGGAGAAGTACGCAAGTGGGTAGGTGATGAATGTAAAGAGTTTGGTGAGTGGTCAAAAAAGATTGACCAGTTTATTATGCACAACGGCATCAGCTTTGATGCACCACTACTGAACAAGTTCACGGGTTCAACTATCACACCCCTTCAAGTAAGAGACACGCTGCTTGAGTCGCAGTTATTTAATCCGGTGCGAGAGGGTGGTCACTCACTGGAGTCATGGGGCGAAAGGCTTGGCTTTGCGAAGCTTGACTTCCATGACTTTGGTGAGTTCTCTCCCCTCATGTTGGAGTATTGTCAGCGTGATGTAGAGTTAACACGCAAGCTTGCACAAAATCTAGAGCTAGAAAAGAAAAAGTTTTCCAGCCAGTGTTATGATCTTGAACGTGACATTCGTATCATAGTTGACAGGCAGCAGAACAATGGTTTTGCTTTTGATCTTATGAAAGCACAGCTACTGCTTGCCAAGCTTGAGGACGAACAACATGAACTGGAGCGCAATGCAGAAGAAGAATTTGAACCTACGATTGTAGAGTTAAAGACAAAAACTAAGGAGATACCTTTTAATATTGCCAGCCGTAAGCAGATAGCTGATCGTCTGATGCAACGTGGTTGGGAGCCAACTAAACTAACAGACAAAGGCAATGTTATTGTTAATGAGGACGTGCTCTCTAAGATTAACATGCCTGAAGCACAGATGTTTAGCAGGTACTTTCTGTTACAGAAAAGGACGGGGCTTCTCAAAGCATGGATCAAAGAGTGTGGAGAGGACATGCGTGTGCGTGGAAGAGTTCTTACACTCAAGACTATCACAGGCCGCATGGCACATCACAGTCCCAACATGGCGCAGGTTCCTGCTGTGTACAGTCCTTATGGCAGGGAGTGCAGGGAACTGTGGACTGTTTGCAATCCTGACACACATCAGCTTGTAGGTACTGACGCCAGCGGTCTTGAACTTAGATGTCTGGCTCACTACATGAACAACGCTGACTTTACCAACGAGGTTCTTACGGGTGACGTTCACACAGCCAATCAACGTGCAGCGGGGCTTTCCAACAGGGATCAGGCAAAGACTTTTATCTATGCTTTTCTCTATGGTGCAGGTCCAGCAAAGATTGGTAAGATAGTGGGCGGTGGTCCCGGCAAGGGACAGAAGCTGATATCCAAGTTCCTTGCTAACATGCCAGCACTACGCACACTGCGATCTAATATACAAGAAGCAGCACAGCAGGGAAGTATTCCCGGCCTTGATGGTAGGCGTCTTATGATTAGATCAGAACATGCAGCACTTAACACATTGCTTCAAGGCGCTGGTGCCATTGTCTGTAAGCAGTGGCTGGTAGAGATAGACAAACGAGTAAGAAAGTCTGGGCTAGACGCAAGGCTGGTAGCATCTGTACACGATGAGTACCAGTTTGAAGTGGCAAAGCCAGACATAAGCAGGTTCACTAAGATAACTAAGGAGGCTATGTACCAAACACAGAAAGTATTTAGTTTTAAATGTGATCTAGATTCTGATTATAAAGTTGGAAACAACTGGGCGGAGACGCACTGATGGTAGACCAACTAGACTTGTTTAAGGCAGATCATTCTATTGATACCTCAAAGGGCAGCAAGGTTTGTCAAAAATGTAATAAGGAAATGCCAGTGACCTCTTTTGAAATTTCCGGTTACAGAAGAGATGGTACACCAGCGTACAAAAATTTTTGTAACCCTTGTAAAAATCCGCATAAAAGATTTATAGAAGGTAAAAGAAAAACCATGCCCGTTCCAGAGGGTCATGTCTGTCCGATATGCAGCAGTACATTAGAACAGCTTGTGGAAAAACTAAATCCTTTGGCAACTGTACTACAGACTTTTGTCTTAGACCACAACCATGACACGATGACTGTAAGAGATTACCTGTGTCATAACTGTAACAATGGACTAGGAAAGTTTAACGATGACGTTAATCTCCTACGAAATGCTGTAAGTTATTTGGAGAAACACGAAAAAAAGTGTTGACTTCCAGATAGGCGATGTGCTATAATGCACTCGTTGTGTAGTTAGTAGTAGACAACCTAACGGGGAATGATCCCCACTCATGGCCGCAATGGTGCGGTATTTAAAAGGAGAAAGAAATGAACGATCCTATTTACATTACTGGTAAGTGCCACTATGCTTCCATCACTGAGCCGAACACCAAGTTCGATCCGGTGTGGAGCATTCAGGTAGAAGTGGACGATGACAATCGCTCGGTCATTGAAAGCGCAGGTCTGCCCATCGCCAACAAGGGTGATGATCGTGGTGATTTTGTAACCATCAAGCGCAAGGTATTGCGTAAGGATGGCACTCAACGTGCAGCGCCTATCGTAAAAGACTCACAGAATAACCTGTGGAATGGTAAGCTGGTAGCCAACGGTAGTAAAGTAAATGTAAAGGCTATTCCTTACGAATGGAGCTATGCTGGTAAGTCTGGTATTTCCGCTGACCTTGCGGCAGTACAGGTTGTGGACTTCATTGAGTATGCCGATAGCAGGGAAGACTTTGAACCTGTTGAAGGAGGTTATGTTCAGAACTCCGAAGCCGTTCCCTTTTAACTAGCATAGAAAGGAAGGGGGAGGGAGTAACATTCTGGAGTCAGCTTCCTCCCTCTTTTTATTATGAAAACAATAGACACTCTCGTTGAAGACATATATAGTCTGTTCACACTTGATCCTATAGACATGGACGAGAGTGATGTAGACAAACATATAGATACCTTTGGTGAAATGCTGAAGGTTCACATAAAAGATTTTCTATATGAGACACCAAAAGATCGTGGCAATCTCAGGCTCTCCGCTATTGGAAAACCTGATCGCCGCCT